ACGAACGTGATCTAGTTGATGGGCAAGAATCCTCCCTCTCTTTTGCGTGGTCAGTTTAGCGGCTGGGGAATGAGCGAACTAGAAAAAGTGGTCAGATCCTTTAACCAGTATCTCAAACATCAAAATGTAACTTTTGAACTACTCGACGAAGCTAAGATCGACGTTATGAAAATAGAGGGTTTTAACGTAGCCATTGCATCCTCCAAAGGCGCACAAAAGACAGCCGAGAGGATAGGAATGGCAGCACAGGTCAAGAACTTCCAAAACGCTCTTGTGATAGATAAGCAAGACGACTACGAGCAAAAGACAATTAATTTTGGCGGACTATCTGATATTTTAAATGAGATCAGGATAGGGCTCGCCTGCGACCTACGGATGCCGATGACTAAACTATTTGGCATATCACCGGGCGGACTAAATGCAAGCGGTGAAGAAGAAATCGAGAATTACAACTCGATGGTTGAGACCGACATTAGGTCAAAGGTCAAGTCTGGGTTGATCCTGATGATCAAAATATTATGCAAAAAATTGTTTGATTACATCCCTGATAACGTCAATTTTGAATGGAAACCACTTAGAGAACAGAGCTCACAAGAGGTTTCAGTATTGAAAACTGACTCAATCAATAGAGTGATATCAGCATTTTTAAATGGCATCATAACTAATGAGAAAGCAGTAGAGATTCTAAACACTGAAAAAGTGTTTGGCATAGAGCTCCCCAGTGAGGAGTCACTAACACTTGAGGACCGAGCAAGCATAATGGGAGCCGAAGGACTTGGCGAGAAAGCACAGACAGAAGGCGGTAGAGGTCAACGGATATAATGGCAAGAAAGCTATTAAAACCGATCATAGTCAAAGACTCGGATTCGAGAGAACTCGAAAGGGTATTACTGCAATTGATCATAGCAGCTATTTTCGCCCCTCTAATCGATACGATGTCAGATATAGATCGCAAGGACAACGCTAAGACTAGTCCGCTTGAAACCGCACTGAAAAGCGGCAAAGTACAGTTTACAATGGGCACGTTCAAAGGCGAGATCAGCGCAGCGATATCGAAAGAAATTAGGGCTCTCGGGGGGAAGTTTACCCGTGGTTTTTGGCGTATAGCGTCACCCTCCCTACCGACTAATCTACAACAAGCAATTGCATCAAATCAAAAAGCGATGAAAATAATTGATGCAAAGATGAATCAAGCTATTACAGGGATGCCGAGCACGGTCTCTAAGATGATCCAAAGCCTCGAAATAGCCGATCTTGGCTTGGCTGGAATAGATAGAGTCAGTCGAGAATTCAAACGCAATGTAGGCGATGCCATATCTATCACGCCGGATATTGGCAAAGGTGGGAGGCAGATCCTCAAAAAAGAATACTTCGAGAGTGAGGATCTGCCCATAAGGAAGGTTCTTTTGCGTGATTTTGAGGATCGTACCAAAGCATACGTCGAGAACTTTGCACAGGAAGAAGTCGAAAAGTTGAGGATCAAAGTATCGGGCCACATATCAAAGGGCGGTACTCGAAAAGGAATGCGAGAGCTCATAAGTAATGAACTAGATATATCCGCAGGACGTTGTAAATTCATCGCACGTCAAGAAACTAGTCTTTTGATTTCTAACTTTAAAGAGATACAATATAAACAAGCAGGGATCGACAAATACATATGGCGAACAGTAGGTGACAATCGAGTGAGAGATAAGCACGATGATCTTAATGGTAAGACGTTTAGCTTTGATCAACCTCCTGATGCCAGCTATTTTAATACTGGAGTACCTGAAAATCCGGGCTGCGATTACAACTGCCGGTGTGTCGCGATCCCAATCATAGAATTCTAGAGGAGGGGAAATGGGTCAGACTTTAACAGTGGGCAAAGTTATCAAGATGCCTTGTATGCGTTCGGGCTTGTGTAAATACGACAAGGAAACTATTTTAGTCACAAAAGAATCATTGCAAAATATGGCTCCAACTATTCAGGGCGTTCCAGTGGTAATTGAGCACCCTGAAGAAAAAATCACGACCGAGAACATCGACAGGTTACGAGTGGTTGGCAGAGTCGCAGATATGCATTATGATGATAGCTCAGAAACTTGGTACGCTCATTTCGTGATTGAAGACGATGAAGCAGTCAAGCTTCTACAACAAGGTTATGGTGTCTCTACAGCTTGGATAGGCCAGAAATATGCGAGTGGAGGGACGTTTAATAATTGCCCCTACGACAAGGAAGTTATTGAGGCAAAATATGAACATTTGGCGATTGTAAAGAATCCTAGATATGAAATGGCTTTCAATCCAATTTTTTGCAATTCTAAAGATAGACATAACAATGACAATATTGATAATATTATTAACGTAGAAAAAAAGGAGAGCATAAGCATGATTGGCAAGCTATTCAAAAAGATCATCCAAAAAGAAGAAGTAATGGTAAATTCTAATGAAGAATATACCGTTGAAGTGGACGGCAAAGAGTTACCTTTGAAAGAAGCAATTGAGCAAATCAAACTCAATGCAAAAGAAGAGGCAAAGTGTAACGAAGTGGACGTTGACGGCGAAAAAATGTCAGTCAATGAGCTGGTTGATGCCTATAAAAATCTGAAAAAAGCTTCTCTCGAAAAAGAAGAAGAAGACAAAAAGAGAGAGAACGAAGCCGAAGAAGAAAAGAAGAAAGAAGAAGAAGCCAAAAAGAACGCTGAAAGCGAAGAAGAAGAGACTAAAAAAGAAGAAGAGAAGGAAGAGAAAGCAAAGAAAAACTCACGTTTTAACGAGCTTGACGAACTTCACAAAAATGGTAAAGCGATTGATCAAGTGGAATTCTTGTCTGTACATGAAAGAGTCGAACTAGGTAAGTCTAAATACGGATCAAAAAAATAACTAAGGACAAAGGGAGAGAATAACAATGGCTTTGAATCAAAATCAATTTAGAATGTCGACAGTAAAGGGCTCTAAAGATAGTGGCCTCGGCACTGTTTTAGAAGTTGAACTCTATGACGCTTCATCTACAACTGCTTTCGTAGCAGGCGAGATGGTTTGTATCGGTTCGACAGTAGCGCCAAACGTTACTAAAGTTATCAAGGGTACAGGACTAACATCAGCTTATTTTGGTGTGATCTTGACTAACCCACTAAAAGAAACTTTCTACAGTGGCGACAAAGTGGGAATTGCCGTTCTTGGTTCTATCGTAATTGTAGAAGCAGCCGCGCCAATCACCGCTGGTGCCTCACTTCAATACGCTTATGATACAAAGAAATTTGCGACTCAAACTGCAAGTAATACAATCGTTGGTGTAGCAATGGAAAATGCAGCTGCCGATACTTCCTTGTTCCGTATGTTTGTAATGCAAAAAGCAATCAGTGGAGCGACCGGAGCAACTGGAGCAACTGGAGCAACTGGAGCAACTGGAGCAACTGGTGTAACTGGTGCAACTGGCGCGACTGCATAATTAAATGAGGGGTATATCGCCCCTCTAATTTTGAAAAATAACTTTTAGAAGGAGAGTTAAGAATATGGGAACTAAAGAACTACAATTTTTTGATCCATCAACCGGCGAAGTGATGAAGAATAGCTTGGGATATCAGCAAGTCATTACGACTCTGACAGCCGTAGGCAGAAAAGTTTCAGAGCAAAAATTTTATGAGCTCGCACCTGCGGACTTTATGCCTGTAGTTATGGGCAACGGAGCATATAAGCGCCAGATCCTAAACTGGAGAACTTACGTCAAAGGTGAAGGATTCAAAACAGGCGTTATCTCGAATGCTTCAAACGGTGCTCGCCTTAGTCGCGTTGACAGTGCTTATGACTCTATCCTCCAGAACGTAATGAGCTGGGCCAAGTCTGTAGAGTACAACCTTTTCGAACTACAAGAGGCCTTAATGGCCAATACCCTTTTCTCTCTTATCGAGAGTAGAGAACTTGCTCGACGTAAAGAGTGGGATCTTGGTATTCAGGAAACTGCGTTCTTAGGCCTCGGTGCTGAAACTGGTCTTCTTAACAATGCGACTGTAACGGTTGACACATCGACTATTACAAAACGTATCAATACAATGACAGCCGACGAATTCAATACATTCGCTGGTGCGGTATACGAAGCTTATAGAAGCAATGCAGCGAGAACATGCAAGCCTTCTCACTTCATCATTCCAGAAGCCGACTTCAACGGTCTTTGTAATTTTCCATCTTCAACCTACCCAGTAGGAAAAACAAAGCTTGAAATTCTTCAAGACGTGTTTAGAACTCTTACAGGTAACAAAGCGTTTGAGATCAAATCCTGCGCTTATTGCGACAAAGCAAACTTTGATACAACAAACAATCGTTATGTTCTTTTGAACTACGATGAATCCTCTGTAAAGATGGATATTCCAATTGACTATACTCAGCTTGCAGCCGGGACAGTCAACGGGTTTACATGGGAAAACGTAGCATACGGTTCCTTCACCGGAGTCGTCGCACAGCGTGAAAAAGAGATGTTGTATTTCGGCAACACCGCAGTTTAATAAGTGAGTGAAAAAATGGCTAAAGAGAAAAAAGAAGATCTTAGCCAATCTGATGTAGAGAAGTCCGAGCCTAAATTGGTTCGGATCTTCTCGCAGCGTATTGGTGAGATTAAGCTACAAGATGGCAAGAGCTTAAAATTTGGTGAAGTCCTTATGGTTACTGAAGAAGTAGCCGACTGGCTTACAAAAAGCTTTGGAGCACTTGTAAAAATTATCGACTAGGAAACAAAAAATGATCACGGTTGATGAAATTACTTTGGATCAATTCAAAGCATGGTTTAGCCGTGATTTTGTCTATTTGATTCCGGCTAATCAAACTACAGCAAGACCAGATTGCTGTCCGAGTTATGTCACGGACGACGACCTTAGTAAGGCTTTCATTGAAGCAAAAATCAACTTCAATGAAAGTTTACACTCGGATGATGATCAACTGCGGACTACGTTTTTATACCTTGCGGCTCATTATCTGGTTAATGACTTGCAAACTGCTACGAATGGTCTCGGATCATCAGGATTCTTTCCAGTAGCAAGTAGAGCGGTCGGACCAGTTTCTGAGTCGTATTCCATGCCTTCGTGGGTGACTAATGATCCCGTACTTGGAGCATACACGACCACTCGCTACGGTCAAAAATACTTATCACTGATCAGACCACTGATGATCGGTAACGTGACAGTATATCAAGGCGCGACAACTTACTTTTGATGGGGGTTGATGGTGTCTGAAACAAAAAAAGAATTTAAAATAAATAGAGAATCAATCGACAATATTGCTACGTTCATGGCTAAGAATTTCAAAGTTAAAATAGGTGTCTTAGCCGGTGCCAATCACGAAGGCAACATAGGAGCGGTAGAGCTCGCTTCGATTCATGAGTTTGGCAGTCAAAAAAGAGGAATCCCTCAAAGGTCTTTTTTGCGCCAAACAATGGCCAGTAGGAAAGAAGAATTTACTTCCTTCATCGATGCAAATAAGAAGAAAATAACGGAAGAAATAGCTTCGGGCAATGGTTCGACTATTATGGAAAAAATAGGTGCGCAATGGGTAAACTACGTAATGGATACCTTCGAGGCGCAAGGTCCAAACTGGGCACCTCTCGCAGATAGTACGATACGAAGTAGAAAAAATTTCAGCATAGCACAAAAGAAAAATCCGAAATTACGTGGTGATGCTTTGATGAAAAAAGCGAGACAAGGAACTAAGATTTTACAAGACACAGGCGAGATGAAAAAATCAATATCATTTGAGGTAGTGAGCTAATGGCTTCGTTTCCGAACATGAAAAGTGCGGTGATGCATTGGGCAGTAGAAACACCAGTTTTTGTCGTATGCAAGTCGCTGGTTGATTTTGAAGTAAAAGAGTCAATCATCAATTACACTGTTAAAATTTTTCGGGTCCCAACTGGTCAGGACTTGGCTATGAAATCAGAAGGTCAACGGGCGTGGAATAGCGAAACCATCTATGCTGACTCCTCTCTTGATCTGGGGATAGATGATATTGTGATATTTGATTGCGTTGATTCAAAAAGATATCGAATCCTTTCAAAAACTGATTATGCTCAGTTTGGATTCATTGAATACAGTGTACTTTCTGACTACTCGAAGGGGTCCTAATGACAAAGATTACCCCACAAATTATCTGCGATATTCTCCAAAAGGGAATGAGTTTAGATAAGTCTCAAGTTTGGATATACAACCAACGGAGAGAGATTCCAGAGGATCGTCGATTATATGTTGTTGTCGGACTGATGGGAATGAAAGCATACGGTAATAATAACATCGTTACAGCGGTCGAAGGGGCAGGCTTAAACGATAACCTATCTCAATACATGCAAGAAACCATTACGGTCGATCTGTTTAGCTATACGACCGAAGCCATTCAGAGATATACGGAAGTTTTAGGATCGCTAAAATCCACCTACAGTCAAAAAATACAGGAAGAGAACGCTTTAAAAATAGCTTCTATCCCCTTCTCGATGAATGAAGTTTCTCAAATAGAGGGTGCAACGCTGCTTAATAGGATATCAATTTCTTTGATGGTTCTTAGAAAGTACGATATGATTTTAGGTGCAGAATACATAGACGATATCGGACCAGTCTCGATTGATGAAATAGAGCTTTAATAGGAGAGTTTTAAAATGGGAATGATTGATATTACCAACGTGATCAATGTGGGCGTTAGTGTAGCACCCACAGGACTTGCAGCTTACAATATAAACAACCTCGCTTGCTTTACAAAAGACACGCCAGCCGTAGCCTTGACTGATACTTATGCAGTGTATAGCTCGCCTTCCGAAGTAGCAGCACAGTGGGGCTCAACAAGCTTGACCTACAAAGCAGCTCTCGCGGTTTTCTCTCAGAGTCCAAACATTATGTCTGGTGGTGGTCTTTTCGTCGTAGTCCCAATGTTGACAACTCCATCGACAGAGACTTTAGACGATGCAATCACAAGAGCGATGACTCTCTTTTATTTCGGTGGTTGTTCGTATGCTTTCACTCTCGCAGGAACAGAAGCCGTTGACTCGGCTGCAATATGCGAGGCAGCAGGCAAACTTTTCTTCCTTACAAGTAGCACACAAGCCGACTTAGTAGGGCCAACTGGTCTTTTCTACTCGATCAAAGATGAGAGTTATAGCCATACAAGGACGATCTATCATACGGTCGCGGATGAACTTGACGACTTTCGCTGGGGCTATGCAGGTCGCGCAATGTCGACCAACTTCTCTGGCGTGGCAACCTCCTCGACAATGAATCTAAAAAGCATTGTGGGCGTGGCTTCAAATATTGCAATGACACAATCACAGCTTACCGCTGCCGCAGCCGTAGGAGCCGATGTGTATGTAAATATCGCTGGCCAAAGTTGTGTACTCTCGCACGGTGCAAACAGTTTCTTTGATGATGTTTATAATCTTGATTGGATCGTAGGCGCACTCGAGGTCGCAGGCTTCAACTTCTTACGTCAAACTGGCACAAAGATACCGCAGACCGAGAAAGGTATGGATGGACTAAAATCGGCTTACAGACAAGTTTTAGTCCAGGCAGTTTCAAACGGTTTTCTGGCTGCAGGCACTTGGACAGGTTCCGATACGTTCGGAAAGCCTGAAGACTTCAAACGGAACATAAGCGACTTCGGTTACTTTATTTATTCTTTGCCTCTCACCGAGCAATCGGTAGCAGATAGAGAAGCGAGAAAAGCGCCAGTTTGTCAGGTTGCTCTTAAGTATTCAGGAGCAATCCATAGTAGTTCTGTAATCGTAAATTTTAATAAGTAACCTCTAATAAAAGGGATCAAAAATATGACAACTTTTAGCGTACTTGGTGATGACACCATTAAGATAGGCGAGAGAATTTTAAACGACTTCGGTCACGGTGAAATAGCAAAAATCAGCTACTCGACAGAGCTCGCAACTGTAAAAACTGGTAAGAATGGCAACACCATTTTCGTCCAGAACGCTTCGGGCTTTCAAGCGACGATGGAGCTCAAAGTTTTGAGGGGATCCTCTGACGACAAGTTTTTGCAATCGCTCTTGACTCTCTATCGATCAACTCCGACAACTTTCGTGCTACAGAATGCCGAGATAGTGAAAAAGATTGGTGACGGTAAAGGCGTAACTCTCGCAGATACCTACATCCTCACAGGCGGCATTCCATCAAAGCAAGTTGAGGCAGTCGTCAATGTTGAGGGTGACGTAGAGCAAGCACTTGCAGTTTACACCTACATTTTTGCTACTTCTGACAGAGCGTTGACATAAGATGAGCGAGAAAATAGCACTCCCGTCAGGAGCTAAATTAGAGATCACCCCGCTGCCTTACTGCAAGGCGTGGGGTGTAACTCAACGGGTGACCAAAGCCTTCGAGAAGATCGACTTGGATATCAAAGGGATCGATTTTAAAAATATTGCAATTACTGATATTGTAGATTTAAAATCGCCCCTTTGTGCCATTCTATCAAGCGAAGAAATTATAGACGCAGCTAAAGAGTGTTTCAGCCGTTGTACTTATAATGGTCTAAAAATAAACGACGAAACTTTTGAGCCAATCGCTGCAAGGATGGACTTTTTACCTTGCGTTTTTTACGCCCTGAGAGCCAATATCTCCCCTTTTTTCGCAAATCTTCTTACATTTTTCGGGAAAAACTAAGCCCGAAAAACAAAAGATCATCTCCTAAAATTGATATAAAGATTGATCACTACCGTTTTGTTATAATGGAATTATCAAGCAACGGTTTCGGATCGCCTGAGATTCTGTATAATGAGAGAGTAGATTTGGTTTGTGAAGCATACGACTATTTAAAATTCAAGCATGAATACGAAAATCAGAGCTACTTGATAAGTGAAAGGGAGAGGGATGCAATTAGGTGAATTGTTTTTTTCATTAGGTTTTAAGTCCGAAGGTACGGGAGAGGCCGCAGCCTTTAACGATACACTAACTAATACGAGCGAGATAACCGAAGCTCTACAGGATGCTCTTGAAAAACTGCATAAGGTCATTGGTTCAATGGGTGCTAAGATGATAAGCACTACTGAAAATTTGAACAAGAAAAACAAGGACAATGTTGGTTTGCTTGGCATGGTCAACAACAAGATGCAAGGCTATTTCGGCAAGATGAACGCAGCAAGATTACAGCTTGTTGGTGTCGCTGGTGCGCTGACTTATTTCGTAAATAAAGCAGCGCAAGCCGCAGTCCATATCGACAAGATATCTAGCTCTACTGGACTATCAACCGACAAATTGCAGCGACTAGGGGACATGGCAGCACAGTCAGGTTCGAGTATGGATGATCTAGCTGGTGCGGTCGCAGGATTCCAGAAAAACTCAGTCGATATCATGCTGGGGAAGGGCGGTAATATTGGTCCTTTTCAATTCTTAGGACTTAACCCCCACGATGATCCTCTAAAGATTTTGGATCAATTGTCAGTCAAGTTAAAAAAGATGCCGACAACTCTCGGCACTGCGATGGCAAAGGATCTAGGTCTCTCTGATGATCTGATTTACTTCCTTCGAAACAAGGAAAATCTTAAGCCGACAAATGAGGAGACCATCCTAACTGATAAGGAAATTAAGCGACTCAAGAACTTCAATTTTGAATTCAATAGAATATGGGAGCAATCAAAAAGAGCACTTCAAAAAATGGCTTCTTTTTTGACTCCTATCGCTAACACTATTCTATATGCTTTTGACCGAGTTACGATTATGTTTTCTGAGATGACAAATAAGGTAAATCCTTATATGGATTCGATCCAAAAATTCATGCCTGTACTCGCTACGATGGCAGGAATTCTATTCGCTGCTTTCTTCCCTATCACCGCGACTATCCTAGCTCTAGGTCTTGCCTTCGAGGATCTATGGTCCTTTGTCCGTGGTGATGATTCGATGCTTGGCAGGATGCTTGAGTGGTTCACTGACATAGAAGTATCAATTGAGAGTATTATCCGACTTTGGTATGGACTAAGAAGCATCATGACAATCGGTGATCACTCAGAGTATTACGCACAACAAGCGCAGGATACTATAGACAAACTCAAAGGATTCAATCAACCATCAGTAGAGAACGCGCCCAACTTACCTATGGGCTCTGGTGTTCTTATGAATCCTCCGCAAGGAAACACTATAAATAGCAACATAACTTTTAATATCGATGGGGCAAACAACCCGAATGCGATAGTTGATCAGATGAAAAACTATATTTCAAGTGAACATAGGAAGCTAGAAAAAGGCCAATTTTCCGAAAAATAGAGGTTTAAATAATGGCTGTACTAAATTCAATCAGTGGTGTGAGCAATAGCATTTTAGTGGGCGGAAGTGCTCTGACGTTGATACCGGCAGGAGTCGCCTTGATAAGTAATATCTTTACTTCGGAGGATAAGAGGCCGGTCAAGGGAATTGACGGGTTTTTGTTTGATATCAATATGACGGAGAATGCGACTTACTCGGCTCAAATAACAGATCACTACACCGAAGCAAACTACTCGATACAAGATCACGCAGCTTTTGATCCCGTGAAAGTTACGTTGACGGGTAAAGTCGCTGAACTAGTGTATACAAAGAAGGCAGGACTTGCATTTCTTTCAGCGGCTATCGATAGACTCTCACCGCTTGGGGTAATAAGCCCAGCGATGGGGACGCAGGCAATGCAATACATATCTGCCGTCGATCAACTTACAAGTGCCGTGGGAAGTGCTAAGAAGGTGCTTAATAGCATTTACGATATCTTTGCAGATGATCCATCAAGGAACGCCCAGCAAAAAGCTTTCTATGTTTTTGAACAGATGTTTTTAGGTCGCTCTCTTTTGTCTATTGAGACACCGTGGAAGACCTACAAAAATATGATGATAGAAAACTGGACAGCCGATCAGAGTGAAGAAAGCATATATGAGACAACTTTCACGCTGACATTTAAAGAGATGAGATTCATCGGCACAGAGACCAACGTAGGTACTTTAGTCGGTAGAGTCGAAGCACAAAAGGCCGCACCTCAAGATAAGGGAGTCATTCCCAAAAGCGGCTCTATCTTAACGAATATAAGCGATGCCGTTACTGGAAAGTAGAGAGGTTAACATGTATTTAATTTCAGCTTTAAATGATCGACCTAAACAAACTTTCAAAGCCGTAATTGATGGCTACGACACTGCGACAATTACGCTTGAATTTAAGCCCGAACAGTTTGGATGGTTCATGTCTATTGTATGGGGCACGTTTGAACTTTATAACGAAAGGGTCGCAACTTCTGATAACATATTGCGTCAATTTAAAAACATAATACCGTTTGGCATCCTGATCGAAGGAGTGAATGCAATAGATCCTTTGACCATTGATTCTTGGTTGACTGATAATAAATTTTATATGCTTGACCAGGCTGATATAGAAGAGGTTGAGGCTCTATATGTCAAATAAATTTAATAGGGAATATATCCTAAAAATTGAAATCGACGATAATCAATATATCGAAATAAAGAGCCCGTTTACTCTTGAATTTAATATTGTGAGAAACAATCTAGCGGCAGCTAATACCGGTAATTTTGTTGTTTACAATTTGAATCAAGCGACTCGATCAAAGATTTATAAAGACATAAACGACTTTGGCAAGATGAAAGCTATACAACTTTTTGCTGGTTATAATGACGGGAACAGCCAAATATTGCTCCCGAGATGTTTCAACGGTGAGATAAGAAAAGCATTCAGTCACAGAGCCGGACCAGACTTTAGAACTACAATAGAAGCTTATGATGGAACGATTGCTATGTCGTCAAGTACCGTCAACACAACGCTACCGGCTGGAACGTCACAAAAACAAGCGATTGAAACAATAGCGGCTGGCATGACGGGAATCATGGGTAAGACTATCGGCCAAAAATTTACTGATCTAAGCCTTAGAGCTCTACCTCTGATAGGCAATCCGATGGACGCACTAACACAAATCACGCAGAATCAAACTTATATCGACAGTGGTAGTCTTTACGCTCTCGATAACAGCGAAGTAATAGCAGGTGATATTAAGCTAATTAATGCAGATAACGGTCTATTGGGAACGCCTAAAAAGCAGCAAACTTTAGTCGAAATAGAAATGCTTTTTGAGCCGAGAATCAAGCCGAGTCAACTGATAGAGCTTCAATCATCGACTGATACGAGATTCAACGGTACATATAAAATAACTGGATTCACTCACCGAGGAGTGATATCGGGAGCGATAGGCGGAGATTGTAGGACTAACATAACGATGCAACAAGTCAAGCTGGTCAATCTAGTCGCAGATAGGGCCACAAATGAGTATAGGGTTTTATCCTAGAAAGGTTTTTAAATGAATAGAACGCTAGGAGTCGCAGCCGAGCCAACTCTTTCAGACTATATGAATCTCATGAAAAGAGATGTTTCATTGTCTATTAATTGCGTTCAAATCGGTACGATTCAAACATATAACGAAGTAAGCAATACGGCCAGCGTGAAAATAAACTTTTTACGGCAGCTCGCAAGCGGTGATAAGATCGAATATCCAGTGTTAGAAGATTGTCCAGTATTCATCCTCAACGGTGGAGGTGCTTCGATCACGTTCCCTATAGCGCCCGGTGACCAGTGCCTTATCCTTTTTAACGATAGAAATATCGACAATTGGTATCTTGATGGATCGATCAAAGAGCCGAGAGATAACCGAGTTCATTCGATTGCTGATGGCATGATATTAGTCGGTATATCTGACTCCGCTCATGCAATTATCGCCCCTTCTCAGTCGGCTTGTTTGAATGGTGGGAGCAAAAAGATTGCAATTAAAAATGATGCTACGGATTTAAAAACACTTCTTTTGTCTTTGATTGACGCAATCGTGGCAATGACTCAAACTATAGCAGGCGGAGGAGGTGGAACAACGGTAAGTCCGCCCGTCAATGCTGCAACGTTCACGGCTCTAAAAACTCAATTTGCATCGTTATTAGATGAGGGAATAGTATGATTTTTAGAAACTTGACAACTGATGGCGACTGGACCTTTGGAGCTGGCAAACAAAATTATGCCAAAGACGATCAAGCGATTGCTCTAAATATTGCAACGCGACTTAAGACTTTTTTGAGCGAGTGCTTTTTTAATACCCTGATAGGTCTTCCTTGGTTCGACTTGATCGACACGAAAAATAAGGACGTTATCGTTTTAGCTGCAAAGACTGAAATATCTAGCATATCAGGCGTTTTAAAGGTCAATGAACTAGAATATAATTTTTCTGAAAATAGAGAGTTAACAATCAAGTACGCAATAAGTACAATATACAATATCAACTTAATAGGAGTCGTGGAAATATGACAAGTAACTACGTCGATGAAAACGGTCTTACGACTCAAACACTGACCGAAATAATTACGGAGCTTGAGACAGGATTTAAAACCATTTACGGGACAGATATAAACGTGGATGCTAATAGTCCTGATGGTCAAATGATCAATCTATTTGCTCAAGCTAAGATTGATATCCTTGATTGCATAGCTCAGGTGTATGGCTCCTTCTCGCCTACGAGTGCAATCGGTAGAGCTCTAGATCAAAGATGTGCGATCAATGGTGTGATCAGAAAGGGAGCGACTAAAACCACGGTGCAGATGACCGTAGTAACTGACAGGGTTTTAACTCTTGTCGGAGTAGCATCTAACACAGGAACACCATTTGCAGTGAAGGACGCGGCAGGGAATCGATTCCTTCTTTCTGCGGATTCTACTTTGACGATAGGTTCAAATCTTCTGATGTTCGAAGCGGAGACTTTGGGAGCTATACAAGCCCCCATTGGAACAATCACGCAAGTTGATACTCTCATTGCAGGCATAACATCGGCAACGAACGCCTCTAGTCCTACAACTCAAGGCGTGGATGAAGAAACAGACGCAGCTTTGAGATATCGACGTGCGGTCTCGGTATCTCTATCCTCTCAAGGTTATTTAGAGGGTTTAAAGGGAGCTCTACTCTCTCTTACCAACGTAACTAAATGCGAAGTATATGAGAACAACACCAGCATGGTTGATATGAACGGCATCAACCCCCATTCGATTTGGGTAGTAATAGAAGGCGGTGACACTGATGAGATAGCGGATATTATTTACAAGAAAAGAAATGCTGGTTGTGGGCTATTTGGATCTTTCGCGGTCGATATAGATCAAGGAAATGGTTTCAATCTTCCTATTAAATTTGATCGACCTAGTTACGAAAATTTATATATTGAACTAACTATCACTAGTATAAATAGCGCCCATACGATCGACGACGATTATTTAAAAGATCAAATCTATGAATTGATCAGTTACGGGATCAATGAAAAGGCTGACTATTCTGCTATTGCTTCACTTGTAAAAATTGCAGATCCTCTCGCGGTTATTATTGATGGTGGGGTAGGCGATGATGGAATGACCTATGTTCCATACTTGGCAACGCCTTCGATTGACGGTATTTGGACGATATCAACGACACGAATAGCAATTACGGTGGTATAGAATGACTGACTTAGAAACTGCAAAAGAGCACTACAAGGACTTGCTTCTCTATCAATATATCAATCAACCACGAGCGAGAGCGACGATTGATCTATTGGTATCGCAAACCCTAGTGGATCTACTTCCTAACGATCTAGTTGAATCCTTCGATATAGACACCGCCACGGGTGCTCAGTTAGATATATTGGGCGAGTATATTGGCCTTGATAGGATGGTTCAATCAATCATCCCAAGAGATTACTTCACACTCGACGATTATGAGACACCCTTGACGGCAGGGGCGTTTGGCTTTACGAGTTATCTTGATCCGGTTCTAAATGCTGACGTATCAATGTACCTCTATGTATTTTACGCAGGAGCAAACAACCGACTAGAAGACTCAGAATATAGGATACTTTTAAAATTGAAAGCAGCGTTAAATAGCTCGCAAAATAGTCTCTATGATATAAATACACTTCTCTCTGGTTTCTTTGGCGAGTCGATTTATTGCTCTGATCAGTTTGATATGACGATCTGCTACTTTATTACCTCAGAGCTTTCCCGTATAATGACGATAGCAAAAAATGAGAATTTATTACCGAAGCCAATGGCCGTGCAGATAACAAGTTTAATTGCGGTCGATTCTATAGCGTCGATTTGGGGCTTTACTTCATACACTTCCGAGAGTGGAAAAACGGTTGGTTTTAGCAGTTACTTAACAGGATGGGCAGATAGTTATCTGCTAGAATATCAAGATAGGGTGGCTTAATAATATGGCTAAGATAGAAAGAAAAAATCAAAAGATTTTTGCAGATGTAACACCAGCAAACAAGCTTGGTCAGTTTGGGAGTTTCGCAGCAGGCTCGCCAGCGTATTCAAATGACCCTGATACTTTGCAAGCTCTCGCAGCGTTTGGAGCTGGTCTATCATCGGCTCTCGTAAATAACGCACCTCCTGCAATCGAAGATATGGATGGACTTATCTATCTTTTTACCAGGCAGCTTGCTTATTTGTTTCAAGCAGGAATACCAGAATACAATGCAGAAACTACTTATTATATAGGTTCAATCGTTTCAGTGAGTGGTGCTCTGTTTATGTCTGTTAGCGACGATAATCTTGGCAATGCAGTATCGAACGGCAGTCATTGGATGATATACAAGACAAATAAGATTAGTCTTTATACCTTTAATTTAGCTTCGGCCTCTTATGATGATTACATAATTGAAATGGATGGAACCGCAGGCGGAGGTTCTACAACTCTGCTTTTAATCATACCCACGCCAACTACAGCGATGAAGGGCAGGATTATAATAGTAAAAAACTTATATCCAACGGCCTCGGGTAGGATACTAATTCAAGTCAATGATGACTCTACAATTGATGGATCGGCTTCGGCTGAAATTACGACACAATACACAACAAAGCGTTTTATTTGCACTGGCACAAATTGGGAAATAATTTAAAAGAGGATAATTTAAATGGCTAAGATAGTAAGAAAAAATCAAAAAGTTTTTGCAGGAAGTGTGCCAGTTTCTAACGTGGTCGCACAATTCGGCTCATTCAAGAACGCAACGCCAAACTATTCGAGTGATCTAGATACGATTCAAGCTTTGGATGCTTGGGGAGAAGGCTGGGCTTCGGCTGTAGTAAATAACTACGCACCACCTATGCAAGATTTTAACGCTGTATTTTACGCCATTACAAAGCAATTAGCGTACATAATGCAAAATGGTATATCCTACTGGAATGCAGCAACGACCTACTACATCGGTTCATTTGTGACTGATGATGTTGGCGGAATATATATGTCTCTTGTTGACGATAATTTAAATCAAGCACTAACAGACGGTACAAAATGGCTAAACTTTTATTCAAAAAAAGTAACGGTAATAGCAACCTCATTAGATTACACCGTAGTAAATTCCGACTGGTATATTCGCTGGACTGACAACCCTACTGCGGAAAATCACTTTGTTAATTTACCGGCACCAAGTGCTTTAAATAAAGGTAGAGAAGTAATAGTTAAGCTTTCCGGCAACACTTTTATATCTCAGTTAGGTGTCAGAGTAACTGGTGGGACGACAATAGACGGTAGTGCTGCAATTTATTTCAATCAATATATTGCAAAAAGATTTATATCCAACGGGACAAACTGGGAAGTAATTTAAGGAGTGCTCATGTCAAACTTAGATTTGATTGATACCGATTGCGGTGACAATAGTTGTCACATAGGAACAACTTTTTCAACTGATATCTATTTTACGCAATCATGTTCAAAAGACGGTTTGCCTGTAGATTTGACGGGATATTCCGCCGAGATGATAGTTGTCGATTCTTTGACTTTAGTTGAGATCATTTCGATCACGGGCGTGATAACCACGCCAAAGGATGGATTGATCAACTTCACTCTATCACCAACTCAAACGGACGACTTAGAGGTTGGAATATATAAATACTTTGTGAATCTGGCGATTGATTTAAACGTGTATCGAGTGCTTCAAGGAAGCTTTGAGGTGAGAATATGAGCGGTTGTAAAATTCAAGTGCCTTTCGACGCTACTATAAAAGTCGTAAATAAAATGGGCTTGCAAGGAACGAAGGGCGAAACTGGTCCCGCAGGCGTAACAGGGCCGAGTGGAGGACCTATCGGACCAACGGGACCAACTGGCGCAACAGGACCAAGTGGAGGACCTATCGGGCCGACAGGAGCGACAGGCGCAGGAGCAACGGGGCCTACAGGAGCCACGGGACGCACGGGCGCGACAGGCGCTACGGGCGCAGGAACTACGGGCGCTACAGGGCCGACAGGAGCGACAGGAGAAAAGGGCGCTGATGGTACCATAGGAGTGAATGGCGCAACGGGCGCTACGGGTGCAACGGGAGAGACAGGAGCGACAGGACCAAGCGGAGGGCCTATAGGACCAACGGGCGCAACGGGTGCAACTGGAAGCACAGGCAGCACAGGAACAACGGGCGCAGGAGAGACCGGAGCGACAGGTGCTACGGGTAGCACAGGAAGCACAGGAAGCACAGGCGCAACGGGCGCAAGTGGAATTGGAGCGACAGGAGCGACAGGCGCAACGGGCGCAAGCGGAGCAACGGGTAGTACAGGTGTCACGGGCGCAAGCGGAGCAACGGGTAGCACAGGCGTAACAGGTGCAAGTGGAGCTACGGGCATAGGCACAACGGGCAGCACGGGCGCTACGGGTGCAACGGGCAGTACCGGATCAACGGGTAGCACAGGCAGCACGGGCGCAGGCACAACAGGAGCTACAGGTGCAACGGGCAGCACAGGAAATACAGGCGCAACGGGCAGCACAGGAGCAACGGGTAGCACCGGAGAAAAGGGCGCTGACGGCACGAGTGTTACTATCCTCGGATCATACAACTCATATGCTGAATTGATTGCAGCACACCCCACAGGAAATTTAGGCGATGCTTATTTAGTCAACGGGGATCTATATATTTGGAGCGGTTCTGAATGGCAGAATGCAGGACGTATTCAAGGGCCAACTGGTGCAATTGGTGCTACGGGCATTACGGGCGCAACGGGATCAACGGGCGTAACGGGCAGTACCGGATCAACGGGCGCTACGGGCAACACAGGAGCAACGGGCGTAACGGGTAGTACCGGAGCAACTGGAATTACGGGCAACACAGGACCGACAGGAGCAACGGGCGTAACGGGTGCTGATGCAATCGGTGCAGTTTATTATTTTCATGGTGACGCTTCGGGCCTAGCTGGTCATTTTTTATTATCGAGTAATACTCTCGACGAAGTTACGTCAAGAGTTTCAAATTTGACTATTACGACTCCCGATGTTTATGAACTTTTAGCGCAATTTGCTACCATTCAAGGCGATCCTCCGAATGCAATTGTTAAAGGCATAAGACAATATAATTTGTATATAAATATTGATAATGCGACAGGGCAAACAGATCTACAAATTCAAACTTTTAAAAGAAGTGCTTTAGGCATAGAAACTCCTGTATATGATTTTGAAATTTTGGATGTAACGGAAGAGGCTTTCCCAAAATTATATCAGACAATTTATTCACTATCTGACTCAGTAGCAATGACTTCAACCGATCGATTTATCGTTAGATTTTACGCTAAAAAATCAACTGCTCAAGTTGTAACAATATCGTTATATTTTGAATATAATGCTTTACCTTCTTCAATTTTTACGCCCAATGTAATTGGTCAAAAAGGAGAGACAGGAGCAACGGGTGCAACGGGCGCTACGGGTGCAACGGGCAGTACCGGATCAACGGGTAGTACCGGAGCAACGGGCGTAACGGGCGCAGGAGCAACAGGCGCTACGGGTGCTACGGGCAGCACAGGAGTCACGGGAAATACAGGCGCTACGGGTGCTACGGGCGCTACAGGAGCTACGGGCGTAACAGGCAGCACAGGAGCAACGGGTGCAACGGGTGAAATTGGTCAGAGCTCTGGACAAGTGCTTTATTTCAACAACAATGCTTCGGCTGATATCGGTGGTTATGAAGTCTTGGGAAGATCTTCTGTTGGTATCGAAGTTGATGAAGTAGTTACCATTGGAAATAATGCCAACGCTGAGGTTTTAGTTGATCCGTATGTTACTGTATTAGGATATCCCGATACAACATTGATTCCTGCCGGATTGTGGCACTTTAATATGTATCATTACGTCGATACTGCGGTCAGCATATCAAAGGCAGTTTACAGAGTATTCAAACGATCAGCGGCAGGCGTTGAGTCAGAATTATTTAATGTAGAGTCGGCTGAAATAAACGCTACGACTGTTACATTGTATGATACAGAATATGCTCAACAAGCAGATATTGAACTACTTACAACTGACAGAATAGTTTGCAAAGTATATGCGAAATCAGACAGAGCGGGCTCAACGGTAGCGTTCCATTTTGTCTATGCTGGCACTGCAAGGGCTTCTTATATTCAATCGCCTCTGTTTATTAAAGGGATCATTGGAGCTACGGGCGCAACGGGTGCTACGGGTGCGACAGGAGCAACGGGCGCTACGAGTGCAACGGGCGCAACGGGCACTACGGGCGTAACGGGAAATACAGGAGCAACGGGCGCAACGGGTCCTACAGGAGCAACGGGAAATACAGGAGCGACAGGGCCGACAGGAGTTACGGGCGCAACGGGGTCCACGGGTGCAACGGGCGCTACAGGGCCGACAGGAGCGACAGGCATAACGGGTAGCACAGGGGCGACAAGTGCAACGGGTGCTACAGGGCCAACAGGAGCGACAGGGCCGACAGGAATAACGGGTGCAACGGGCAGCACGGGCGGAACAGGCAACACAGGAATCACGGGACCAACTGGAAATACTGGTGCGACAGGACCAACGGGCGGAACAGGCAACACAGGAATTACGGGTGCAACGGGTGCTACAGGCAGCACAGGATCAACGGGCGCAACTGGTCCTCTATTCGATGCTCTCTATGCTATTGGCAACTCTGGAGCTTCTAAAACAGTCACGTGGTCGAATGGTCATATACAGAGCATAACGCTAGATCAAAGCACAACGCTAACTTTTGCTAGTCCTGTAGTCGGTGCGGTTTACTCGCTCTTGATCACGCAAGGAACAGGAGGGAGCAAACTAATTACGTGGCCTACCGTCACGTGGAACAAAGGACTAGCACCAACATTGCAAACTGCGGCCACTGCCGTTGACGTGATTAGTTTTATTTGGAATGGGACACTTTACTACGGTAGTTACGAGATAGCAGGACCCACGGGCGCTACGGGACCAACGGGCGCTACAGGAGCAACGGGTGCTTTCTCGGGAACAGTAAACAACCTAGTCGGTGGATCTGAAAGTATTACAACTGCAATCGATTGGGCTCTCGCCTACCACTACAAAACATTAGTAGCAGCCGTTACCTTCACTTTTTCAAACGCTGCTAATAATATGACAATCGTTTTTGCAATCGTAGGCGATTCGGTTGATAGAGCTGTGACGTGGCCAGCAGGTATAAAATGGGGCTCCGCAGTCGCAGATTATGGCACTGTAAAAGCGAGTAAAACTAATTTTTATACCTTTACCCAATTGAATTCGATAATATATGGTTCAGTTTTGAAAGATATGCTTTAGGGAGTATTTTAAAATGCCAAATAGACTTTTTCGATGGGGAAAACTTTTACCACCTCCACCAGCAGGCACTATTTTTGTAAAAATAGTTTCTGGTAGATGTTCGGCAGTAGGCATTGACTCTGACGGAAAAGCATGGTCCGTAGGTTCAAATACATCGGGATTATTAGGTGATGGTACTACTATAAATAGATGTTGTTGGGTGAGAGTATGCTGTAATTATACGTATCGAGATGTTTCAGTTTCTCAAAGATCAGTGTTAGCAATTAAAACAGATTGTACAGCCGTATCTTGGGGATCAAATGATCAGGGCGTTCTAGGTACTGATGGGGGCGGTGATAAGTGCTTTCCTACACCAGTTTGCTGTAATTATACCTATTGCAAAGTTTCTATTTCAGAGTCACAAGCCGTGGGTTTAAAAACAAATGGGTGTTTAGTCTCATGGGGATATAATGGTGCTGGGCAATTGGGCGATGGTACGTCAATCAGTAGATCACAACCCGTGGCTGTATGCTGCAATTATACGTATTGCGATATTAAAAGTTGTGGTGATTCAATGACAGGAATCAAAACCGATGGGTGTTTAGTATCGTGGGGTGAAAATAACAATGGGCGCTTGGGTGATGGCACTACTATTAATAAATGCCGTCCCGTAGCCGTTTGCTGCAATTATACTTATAGCAGAATATCAAGAGGAGGCGGATATATATTAGCCATTAAAACTGATGGTTGTGCCGTGGGCTGGGGTGATAATTTCTTAGGGAAATTAGGCAACGGTACAAGAGATGAAAAATATGTTCCTACTCCTATTTGCTGTAATTATTCATATTGTGAAATAAATGCAGGTCAAGATTCTTCTTTTGGTATCAAAAATGATGGTAGTTTAGTCTCATGGGGGAAAAATTATGAGGGTCAATTAGGTGATGGCACAACGAATGAACATTGTATTCCCGCTCTTGTATGTTCTTCTTGTACTTTCGTCGATGTATCATCGGGAGATGGCAGCATAGCTGAAACAAGTGATGGTAAATTTTTTGCGTGGGGTTGCAATAATTTTGGTCAATTAGGAATTGGTAACACCACGAACTATTGTGTTCCAACTGAAATAATCTATCCTGCGTAGCTTTAGGAAATGGTGCTACTTCGGTTAGTAGTCAGCCCGTTTAGGAGAACAAAATGTTAGGTACTCAACTAAATTTAAGCACCTTATGCGGTCCGAGTGGACTTCGTTTTATTTGCATCGCCAATGAATCTAATCACGCTATCGCTCTGGACGACTGCGGTTATGCGTGGGCAGTGGGCGTAAATACATATGGTCAACTCGGTGACGGTACTACTACAAGTCGATGTTGCTGGGTTAGAGTTTGTTGCAATTATAAATATACAAGCGTTATTTCAGGATGGAAAAGCTCAGCTGCAATCAAAGAAGATGGTACGGCAGTATCATGGGGTCTAAATGATTTTGGTCAACTCGGCGATGGATCGACAGTAAATAAGTGCCAGCCCGTAGCAGTTTGCTGTAACTATACTTACTGCAAAATTGCTGGCACTGACAGCCAAACGGTAGGAATCAAAACAGATGGCACAGCCGTAGCGTGGGGACTTGCTGAGGGAGGTGCTCTAGGCGATGGATCGACAGTAAATAAGTGCCAGCCCGTAGCAGTTTGCTGCAACTATAGTTATCGAGATGTAAGTGGGGACTCATGTGGTTTTTTGGCGGTCAAAACAGATTGCACAGCCGTATCTTGGGGCTATGGAACAAATGGACTATTAGGGAATGGAGGAACATCGAATCGATGCCAGCCTGTAGCGGTGTGCTGCAATTACACTTATAAAAAAGTGAGTAGAGGACTAATAGCAGGCTTTGGAATCAAAACCGATGGAATGCTGGTGAGCTGGGGTGCTTCGGATTGCGGTCAACTCGGCGATGGATCGACAGACGACAAGTCGCAGCCGGTAGCAGTTTGTTGCAATTACACTTATCGAGAGGTCAATTCCGGGTTATATTTTGCCGTTGGCATAAGAGATGATGGCACGGCAGTAGCGTGGGGGAATGGATCGGGTGGAGTTTTAGGAAACAATGACGCCGTATCAAATTTTTGTGTTCCTGTAGCCGTTTGCTGCAATTACAAATATAAAGATATTAGTGTTACAAATACTTTAGTCGCGGCTATAAAAGATGATAATACTGGTATTCTTTGGGGAACAGCTTGCGAAGGTGTGGGCGCTTGCGGAACTGCTTGCACGGTTGATAATGTTCCAAGTGTATACAACCCTGTTACAGGATAATAAATGCGAAGAATTTTAAAAATAGATGGTGGAATAGGTCGAGTTATTTGTGCAACGGGAGCGATCCGAAAACTATCGGAGTCAGATCCTCATGATGAGATTGTGATCATTACTTCGTGGCCAGAAGTTTTTGAGAATAGCCCGTATGTTTTGAAGCTATATAAGGATGGATCGATCCCTTATGTATTTGATGACGTTATAAAACATGGTCGTTTTTCTTATCCAGAGCCCTATCATGAGTGGACGTATTACAATCAAGAACACCATTTAATTCAATCTTTCAACTTTCTGATCAATGGTCATACTAAAAAAACGTATCCAGAAATTTTCCTCACTCCAGAAGAAAAGAGCTTCGGACTTGACGTTGTTTCAAAGGTAATGGCAGCAAGCGGAAAAAGGTCGGTTGTAGCATATCAGCCGTTCGGCTCTGGCGCTTCTTTGTCAGTCGATGGAGTTATATCCGACCCAAGCTTTAGATCGATCACAGATGAGTTAAATAAGGAAATTCTGACAGAGTGCAAAAACTCAGTTTTTATTAACCTCTCGCATATACCTATCAATCATCCTAACTGCTGGCAGCAATCCTTCTCACTGCGACAGCTTTTTGCCGTGGCTAGTGCCTGTCATTCAGTCGTTTCAATCGACAGCGTTCTATCTCATATCGGAGTATCTTTCTGGAAAAAGGGCGTCCTATTGCTTGGTGCTACGTACTCGACGAATGTTGGCTACGATGAGAATCTTGACTATGAAACTTTTCAGAGAAAGGGCTATCCTCGCTCTTATCAAAGCAATCGCTTTGGCGGTCATATCGAGAAAAATAAAAACGCTATGGACTTCGACGAACTAGAAAAAAACTGTATCATTGAAGCAATTATAAAATTGGGAAGTTTAAATAATAATAACGGTAATCTCGCACCTCTTTAATAAAAAAATCACGCCCGAATATCAATAGATGGTATAATTACAGAGCAATACCTCCATGTGTGTTTTTATACCTGACCAGATGACTATAGCTAGTTCTCTGGTTTTTATTTGGAGTATCAAAATGAATCTATCATCTACTGAGATAATAGGCTTTACGGGATTAACGTTGACGGCTATGGGCGGAATATATAGCTGGGCATCCTCTGTATATCAGAAGATTGATAAGCTCACAGATCAGATTACAGCCCTATCTAAAGCGATTGCAGCTTTAGATAAAACTGTAGCGGTGCTTAGTGATAGGATAGAGAGGATATGAAGGTAAACGATATCCTCGCTTTTAATAACGGGCGTTGTCCTATCTGCGATTGCGTTTTTCAACGTAACGGAGTAGGTCCTGCCGGTAACGGGGAGTTTACAAAGTTTCTCAACTCACTTCCTTCGAGTCATATTTTTGCAGAATCCGCCAATATGCATGACGTTTTTTACCACTACAAATTAAGCGAGAGAGACAGGAAAAGAGCTGATACTATCTTTTTAGCACGGATGATAGAAGCGAGTGAAAAACGAGGCGGACGACTCTCTTGGTGGTACAAACTGCAAGCATACAGGAACTATTGGACGGTCAGGGCGTTCGGAGCGAAGTACCTCGGAAACTGTAACTTGTACTCCTAGACTTCTTTCCGTGGTCTTCCGTTTTTGGATTGTGGCACTTCATAGCCGAGGGCTTCAATCGCTTGCAGTCTTGTTCTCAAAGTCCTTATGTTCATTTTTAATTGACGTGCTGCATGGATTCTATTGCCGTGATGAATCTCTAAAACTGCGA